TCGTTACGCTACCGCTAGCGTCACGCACCTCCACTGCCTTGCTTACTTTGGCCCCGTGATCGGGCCGTTGTTTGCCGTACCAGAAGTTGCCTTCGCCGGAGAGAGCGGCGCTGATTTTGGCGCGGACAGCGGCTGATGTGGGTCTGCCACGCATGGTTGCACGGCGTTTTGCCTTCTCTTCCTCAGACTGCACGCGCGCTTTGGAGGCAGTACCAATACGCAATTTGGCATCGTCAGTATGCTTGTGCCCCCAAGTAGGGCTCAACGGGCCCGACATACCTAAATGGGGGGCCGTTGCATCCACACCAATGTTGTAGCAGTAGTCTTTACTTACGTGCTCATGGAGCCAACGGTTCTCGGCTGCAAGGAGGTCGGCATCTTGAGCAAGCTCTTCAACCACGACAAAGATAAACGATTGCTCTCCATACTTGACCCAAGCCGCTTGCAGGTGGCGATTGTTGTGCTTACCAGTACGCAACTCAGAGAAGTGGCGGGTCTTACGACGCTTGAGGTCAACAGCACTTCCGACGTAAAACTTGTTGTTGACGACGTTGATGATTTTGTAGATGCCGCGTGCCATCGGAGGCTCCTTGTGGTTCGACACAGGTAACGTTGCCTGTGGTGAACTCAGTGTACCATAAACCAAACAAGTAACACAACCCCCAAAACAAAGGGGGCCGAAGCCCCCTTTGTAACCCGCATGGATGCTTGGTTTATCAGGACGAACCAGACGAACCGAACATTCCGAGGGGGTCCGACCAGCCAAAGCTGTAGCGCTCGCGGGCCTTGTAGCGCACGTTGCCCGTGTCGAAATCCCCGTCCATTGAATTCTGGAGGGGCATACGGACAAAGTGCTTCATGCCGTTAGGCACGTCCGTGGTCAGGAACCACGCGTTGCTGTCGGTCAAGAAGTGGTTGACCGTGAAGCCCTCGGGGATGGCACCCATCTGCTTGATAGCGTTGATGTCGTTATCAGCAGTAGCCACACGCAGTTCGGTGTCCAGCAGACGCTTGGCAACGAACATCAGTGCGGGCGGGATGACCAGCTTCTTGGGCTTGGCGGCGATCAGCAGACCACGTTCGTCCGTCCACGCAGCGATCTGAATAACGGCGGCTTCCAGGGAAGTCTCGTTCAGGTCAACCTGCGTAGAAGGCGTGTTGCTGTTGGTGCCACCGGACACCAGGGGGTGATCCGTAGCGAACAGAGCCTTGCCGTCGCCACCGGGGTAGCTAGACGAGAAGCCGTTGTTCAGCACGGAAGCAGCCTTCACCTGCTTGGTGTAAGCCATCGCGCGAGCCAGAGCCTTGGTGTAACGAGCAGACAGGCTGTCGTACAGGTTGTCCTCAATCGCCTCTTCGGTGATCGAGAAACCCAGGGCAATGGTTTCGTGCGTATAGCGGGTGCTCCAAGCCTCCTGCGCATTGTCATAAGCAATGGCAGAGCCTTCGTTCTTCACCGGAGCGGCGGAGAAGCCAGACAGCTTGGTTTCTTCTTCAAACGAACGCTCAGAGGTCTCCGTTTCGTAGATCTCTTTGTGTTCTTCACCGTAACGAGCGTACTCAAGACCGAACAGGGCGTTCAGGCCGGGGAGCAGCTCTTTCAGCAGTTGTGCGCGTGAAATAGCCATTTTGTATTACTCCTTCGATCAGACGCCAAGCGAGTTGAGATACTGGTGTCCGCCGGTCACAACGCTAGTCGTGGTAGCACCACCGCTAGTCGTAGAGACGATGTACGGCGCGTTGAACTTGACGATCAGTTCGCAGAAATTGCCAGACGAGTTGGCAGTGTCAGGAACCACGTCAATGATACGGATAGGCAGCGAGGCAGTGCCCGTATTGCCGTCCGTATAGACACCAACCTTGGAATCGCCAGTAACGACCGAACCGGCGTTTTGCACCAGCTCAGCGTTAGTGCCGATGACCGTGCGGCCCAGGAAGGCCGGGGTCAGACCGTTACCATCTTCAGTGGTACCAGCGACCAGAACAACCTTGAACAGTTGGTCAGGATCGTCGGCCACGAAAGCCTGGATGATGGTGCCGCTCTTGACTGCCAGACTTGCAGGGTAGTACTGCGAGAAGGTCAGTTGGCCAGTAGTGGCGCTTGTGTATTGGCAACCAAGGAACACGCCGCAAGGCGTGGCCGTAGCCTGACCAATATCCTTTTCAATGGTGCCACCAGCAACCAACTTGACAACGTCGCCATAGAAAATGCTGGTGCCGTAGCCGGTACCAGAGGTATTTGCAATGACGAGTTGACGAGTAGCTCCGGCGAACACCTGACCACCGATCAAATTGATCGGCTTCAGCCCGTAGGGGGCGTCAACGGTGGGGTAAGCCATGAAAGACTCCTAGATTAAGTACCAGATCCGAAAGTGACCTTGGACTTCTTCTCAGAGAAAAGAGGCATCCGAGGATCACTCTCACGAAGGAAGTTGTTGTCTACCGATTCCACTTGGGCACGATTTTGGCCCTCGTAGTGCTTGGTGCGTTGCTCCATGAACTCCGCAGGAATACGGCAAAGCAACAGTCCGCCCACTTCAATGCAGCCCTTAAAGCGGCCATCCGTGGAGGCGTGCATCATGAGTTCAGGATAGTCCTGCTCTTTGCAGGGTTCGTATCCCTCACGCAACTTCGAGGAGATGTTGCTCGGATCAGCAGTGCCCATCGTGGAAGTGCGGACCCAGCGGTGTTTCCACCCCGGACGCTCAGTCGGCGAAGGCAAAGTCTCAGGCGGACGCCACGCTTGCGGGCGCATCGTCGTTTCACGAGAATCCAATTCACGAGCCAGACGGCTCTGGGCTTTGGTCTGTTCCATTATCCATTCCTCTTCAGTTGTGCAACCTGTTTCGCGTACAGCTCCAAAGGAACCCCAAGACGCTTAGCGATAGCGGCCTCGGATGCCTTCAGCCTAATGCGATTAGGCGGGGTGCTACGGGTAGCCGGAGCCACAACCGGAGCGGGTTTCTGTGCACGGCTTGGAGTTTCTTCCTCAGCCGGTTCGTCATTGCTCCCGAAATACTCGGGGAATCGGCGACGCATGGTAGCGTCAACAACCTTGTAGTACTCATCAGAACCTACGTAGTTGTCACCTTTATCCTGAGCCAACCGCTGATGCAACCCGAGGGCGGAAGCGGTCATTTCAGGATCAGTGCCAAACCACGTATTAGTCTGCAACCACTGCTGGTCACGGTCGGTTACCCGAGGCGTACTACTACGTTGGACGGGTTGTACATCATTTTGCGGAGCCTGTAAAGGCCGCATATCCTGGGCTTTCTCCAGCTTCCAGGTAGCTTTTGCGACTTCAGCCTGGGCGTCTGCCAAGGCGTCAGAATCGCCTGCCTCGTAGGCTTCCTTATATTTCTTCTTGGCAGTTTCCAACTCAAGCTGGGCAGAGTTCTGAGACTGCTCTACAAGAACCCTAGAGCTAGCGGCCATATGCTGCTGCAAACGGCGGTTCTCTTCAATAACTTGACGGGCGTAGGCTTCAGCCGCCTCGCGTTCGCGCAGCGCCTGCTCCTTGGCCCTACGCTCATCGTGATAACCCTTAGTGAACTTCTTGATTCGTGCTTGTACTTTTTCGTCGTACGAAGCAAGTTCATCCTCAGACGGCTCATCAGGCGGCGCGACAGCGGGTTTGCGGCCACGATCCTCGGGAGGAGTGTCGTCCTCGATCTCAATCTCAAAGTCGTCGGACGCCGCCTCTACAGCGGTCTCCTTGGACTCCCGAGCTTCCTTCTCGTCCGGGAACTCGAACTTGTCTTCTTCAAACTTGTTTTGCGCCATGCTGATCTCCTTAGGCAGCGCGAGTGATACCGCGCGGATCTTCAACAACGGCCTCGACCGAATCATCGTTGATGATGCGGAACTCACGACCGTGGATCTTCAGGCGGGTGCCTGAATTGGGGCGAACGATGACAAAGTCACCGGTCTTGCACGACGGTCCACTGGGGAACCGGGTTTTGTCTGCGTATGCGTCAGGGCCCATCTTCACTACGAATAGGACGGGAGTAAGCACCTCCTCGTAGTACATGGTCTTGTCGGACTTGACCAGTCCAACTTCGCTGTCGGCATACTCTTCCATCGCA